TTATAAAGATTTATATATAAATTTTGACACATCAAATAGTAAAGAATTACTATATTATATAAATGAAACAAAAGAAAATATGATAGATAAATTATCTGATTTAGGATTATTATTGTATTTTCTTGATGATGGTTGGAGTTTAAAAAGAAAAGGATATTATGCTGGTGCTATTTCATCTGTTAAATTAACATTTGAACAAATGTGTTTAATTGCAGAAAAATATAGAAAGTTATGTAATTGTAATATAAAAGTATCTCAATGGCATAAATCATCTGGTCAAGAGCCATATGTGATATATATACAAAATATAACAAAATTAATTGACATAGCAAATGAATACAAAATGCAAAACTTAGATATATATATAAAGAAATTTAAAAAATAAAATAAAAAATAGTGGGTAGTTAAAGTACAGAGAAATCTGGGGTAGAAAGGATTTGGGGAAACTTAATATGACGAGAGCAGTCAAAGGAAGAATGAAAGAGATGAATAATAGATATATCCATACTGGATTTAAGAAAGAGAGTGAATAAATTGAATAGAAAATGTAAGATGTCCATTGATTTGGATAAGGATAAATTTATTAAGTATTATGAAGATGGTGCGACTATTAATGATTTACAAATGATATTTGGTTGCACCAAATATATTGTTAATAAACATATTAAAAAATTTAATTTAAGAAAACATAACAATCAATCTAGTAAAATGGAAAATTTAATTTATCCAAACAATGCAGAAAAAGCATATTTACTTGGATATTTAATACACAAAATCAAACCATTATATCAAAATGAAATATTTGGATATAGGATTGTGTGGAATGAAAATGAAGAAGATATTATGTCTATGATATTTAATGTATATGGAATTACATCAAACACATACTATGATAAAATTAGAAATGAATATTTTAAAATATTATATGATATAAGATTTTTTAATCAATTATATTATGCTGGATTTAGATTTAATTATGGTTTTATAAATAATCCAATTAAAAGTAGTTATTATAACCTTGATTTTATTAGAGGATATATTGATGGTGGATTTGGAGTTATTAGTTCAGACTCTAAATTTCCATATATTCAAATTAAAGGTGGATATAATTTTTTAAGATATGTGCTTGGTATATGTAAAATATATGGAGTAAAAACTTTTAAAAGAAATAAAAAAGATTATTTTCAATATATTAGATTTACAGGACAAAAACTTTGTGAGTTTTTATCAAAAATATATTATGATGGATGCTTATGTAATCCAGATAACTTAGTTAAAGTAAAAAAGATATATAGAAAATTAAAATATAGAAAGGGTAGATGATATGGATGAATTGAATAAATATGAAAATAACAAACGATATTTCAATAAGAAAGATTTTGGAATAAAAATAGACTGTCAAGTATGTTTTAATAATAAAAGAGAAAAATGGTATGCAGTTTATGATAAATTAATAAGAAAATTATTTAATAAAAAAGATGATAATTATAAAAATTTTGGAGCAAAAGGATATTCTATTTGTGATGAATGGAAAACAGCTAGTAATTTTAAAAAATTTTATTTAACATATAATCCAAATCAAGATTTAATGATACATTTTGATATGAGAAAAACTAATATAGTATCTCCAAATAATACATATTTTAAAACCAAAGGAGAAATTATGTCTATTATTAATACTGGTAGTATTGGAAATAAAAATGATATGGAATATTATGAAACTCATCCAATAACTAGACAAGGATTTTTAACAAAGTGTCATAGAGAAAATTTAAATATTGATGATTATATTCAAGTTTTTTTTGGATATAATATTTCACAAGAAAAAACATACTTATATTATGAATATAACAAATATAAAGATGATGTGTCTAAAACAAAATACTATAAAAACAAAATAAGATTTTCAGATTTTGGCTTTGAAAATGACTGCAAATGTGTCTTCTTAAATGATAAAGGGTATTATGAAGAATATAAATGGTATAAAACTTGGAAAAATATGATTAATAGATGTTATAATCCAAATAGTCCATCATATAAATATTATGGTATGAAAGGAGTATATGTTTCCGATGAGTGGAAAAAATCTAGTGTATTTAGAGATTTTTATATGAAAAATAATCCAAATGATGACTTGGAATTGGATAAAGATTTATTGAGAAAAGGATATTATGGTGAGAATAGTTGTGTTTTTTTAAGTAAAAAAGAAAATATTTTATTACAAATTGAACAAAAGAAAGATAAAAATACAATGATGAGGTTGGCTTCAATCAACCAAAGTGATAGTGTCAATTCTATTACTGGACATACTTTTTCTATATTTGTTCAAGGATGTAGCATGAATTGTTTTGGATGTCAAAATCCTCAAACTCATTCATATCAAGGTGGCTTTTTATTATCGCTATATGATATTCAATCTTCAATTTTAGAGAGCAAATCTAATTCAGTAAGTTTTTTAGGTGGATGTCCTTTTAATCAAGTTGAAAGAGCAAAAACAATTTATTTAATAAAATGGATTAAACAAAATACAAATAAATTTGTTTATGTATGGACTGGATATACAAAAGAAGAAGTTGAAAAATGGATAGATTTAGAATTAATAGATGTATTAATTGATGGAAAATTTGAGTTAGATAAAAAGAATTTGAATTTATTATTAAGAGGTAGTAGTAATCAAAGATTATTTTATAAAGGGAAACAAGTAACAGAAAAAGAATTATTAGAGATAGTTGACAAATTATAAATTATATAATATAATATAACTAAATTCATAAGATATAAAATAAATCATGAAAGGAGTTGATAATATGATACCAAAAAAACAAATAAAAGTTTGGCATTGGATAAAGAAACCTTCTTTATCATTTTGTGGAACTATTCCAGTTGAAGAAGACGATGGAGTTGGAGAATGGATTTGGATAGAGCCAAATGAAGAAGAATGGATACAATATTGTGATGAATTATTAAGTAAATATCGGAATATGTCTGTTACAGAGAAGTATTTTTATAGACAAGGTAATCCAATAATAAATGAATTATTAAATGATTTAAATGGAAATAAAGGAGATGATTAAATATGAATGAGATTATGAATTTAGGTATTGAAAACAAAGATGGAATTTTGGTAGTAAGTAGTAGAATAGTTGCAGAAGGATTAGGTAAAAGACACGATAATGTTTTAAGAGATTTAGATAATATTTTAACCCACTCAGAAATGAGTGCGTTGATTTTACCTTCAAATTATACTGATAATAAAGGTGAAATTAGGAGAGAATATCTTTTAACAAAAGATGGATTTTTACTTTATATGTTTTCTATTAGAGGTTATGAAGAATTTAAACTTGCTTATATAAAAGAGTTTGATAGAATGAAAGAAGAATTAGAGAAAACACAAATTAAGCAAATTACGGAAAAAGAAAGTTATTTATTAAAAATCTTAAAAGCAAATAATGAATTAGAAAGAGCTGTTGCAATTAATGAATATGAGGTTGGATATATTAAACCATTGGAATATAAAGGGGAATATGTTAATAGTGTACTTTCATCAGAAACTTTATTAACTACAACTCAAATAGCAAAAGATTTTGGTTTAAGTGCTATAAAGTTAAATAAAATATTACATGAACAAGGAGTACAATATAAACAAAGTAATCAATGGTTATTGTATGCTAAATATTTACAAGAAGGCTTGTGTCAATCTAATACATATTTATGCGAAGATGGAGAAGCTAGATTTTTAACAAAGTGGACACAAAAGGGTAAAATGTTTATTTACAATTTATTAAAAGAAAAATATGGATTATTGCCTGTTTCTCAATGGGAAAAATAAAGTGTTGACAAAATAAAAATTATATGCTATAATAATTAATATAAAGAACAACTCAGCAAATATACCCAAACCTATTTTGAAAGTGTGTGGAAATTTGTTCTTTAAATATTTAAGATTAAAGGATATAGAACATAACAGCAATTATAAAACTTTGACTGCAAATTAAAGGTAATATGTTCTATTCCTTGTTAAGATTATAAGGAGAGTGATAATATGAATTTTAAACAAGGATTTATTAATGAGGGAAATAAAACTTATACTACTAATGGAGCAGAAGTTTATAAAAGCACAATGAGTAATTTAGTAGATTTGTTTGGCACAATAGGAGATATTTATAATGATAATACTCAAAAAATAGTATCTTTATTTATAAATGCTTTAAATGAAGATAAAGAATTAGCTATTAAAACTTTATTTTATTCAAGAGATTGTCGTGGTGGAATGGGTAATAGAAAGAATTTCCTTGCTATTTCAAAGTATTTAATAGAGAACAATCAAGGAGAATATATCTACAATAACTTAGGGTTTATATGTGAGTTTGGTAGATTTAAGGACTTAATTGAACTTAATCTTAGTTTAAGTGAAGACTTAGCAAAACCTATAACTGAGTTTATGATTGAATACTTATTTACTGAAAAGATTAAATATGATGCACATGTTACAAAAGAGTTATCTTTGGCTTGGAAATGGTTACCAACTATAAATAGTAGAAGTAATCATACTAGACAAAAGGCAAAGAAATTATTAAGTAGATTTAATAAGGTTCATAATTATTTTAAAATGTATAGTTATCAAAAAGAAATTGCCAAATATAGAAAACTATTAAAAGTAGTTGAAAGAGATATTTGTGCTAATACATTTGAAAATATTAATTATCCAAGTGTTCCAAGTAAGTGTATGAATATGAATTATGGATTATTTTATAAAAAAGATACAGATAGATTTAATAAATACTTGCAAGAATTAAAACAAGGTAAGATAAAAATTAATTCATCTGTATTATTTCCAAGAGATATAGTGCATAAATATGGAACTAATCCATATAATGTTGAAGATGTTTTAGAAGAACAATGGAAAGCATTACCTAATTATTTTACTAAACCAATAAATATCATTCCATTAGTTGATACAAGTGGAAGTATGATGGGGACACCTATGGAAGTATCTATGTCATTAGGAATATATTTAGCTGAAAGAAATCCTAGTGAAGCATTTAAAAATTTAATATTAGAATTTGGTAGAGATGCTCATTTATACGATATTTCTACTCAACAAAGATTAATAGATAAATTAAATGGATTTAATGGAGATTGTGGTAATACAAATTTACAAAAAGCATTTTTAAGAATACTAAATATAGGTAGAGAAAATAACCTAAAACAAGAAGATATGCCATCTCACTTAGTTATTATATCTGATATGCAATTTGATCAAGCTACTACATGTAGTGATAAATATGGTATTATAAATCATATGAGAGATCAATTCAATCAAAATGGATATGAACTACCACAAATAATTTATTGGAATGTAAATAATAGCGACAATTTCCCAGAAATAGCAAAAGATGGAATTTGTTATGTTAGTGGTTATAGTCCCGCAATTATGATGGCTGTATTAAATGCAGAAATATTAACACCTATTGAAGTAGTTAAAAAAGCTGTGTTGATAGATAGATATAAAAATATTTGGTATAAAGGAGAGTAATTACTATGATTAAAGAAAAAGTATTAAAAATTGAACATCAACCAGTATTTGATAAGTATGCTGTGAGAATAACATATCAAAATGAAAAAATATTAAAAAGAGGTGAGTTTGAAGATTGTGGTATTCGCAGTATTTCATCTCCCGATTATTCAAAGCAAGATAATATATTGTATATTTTAGGGCTTAACCCTTGTTTAGATAGAGATATTCTAATAGTTAATGATAGAGAATTACAATATATATATGAAAAAGTAAATGAGGTTAATGAAAAATATGGTATAGTTAAAAGATGGAGAGCTAATAAAAGAGAATATTATTATCACATTGGTAGTGAATTTTATATTTATAAAACCTTAGAATGCTATACCGAAGATGATGATAAAAGATATGAATTTGGTAATTATTTCCAAACAGAAAAGGAAGCACAAAAAGTATTAGATAGTATTCAATGGAAAAATTTATGGAAAGATGTTAGAGAAGATAAATTGGGATTTGGAGTATAATTATGAGTGATAATTTAGATAAATATAAATTGATTAATTATGATTTTTTAATTCATCAAAAATTAAAAGAACAAATAAGAATATTAAATAACGATGTAATAAAAGGTGTAATATTAGATTTTGATCATAAGAAAGTTGATTTAGATAAGCTAAAAAATTTAATAATATATTTATATTGTGTTTATGATAAACAAATTATTTTAAGAAATATACTTCAAGAGAATTATGACTTTATTAGAATGTGGGAAATGTATTTTGAGGTAAATCATAAAATAAAACAAATCAAAAATATGGAGTGTGATAAATAGTGGGTTTAATAAGTGATATTATAGAACCATCAATAATTGGAATAGGAGATAATCTATTTGTAGATGGTGTTGAAAGTACAGTTTCAAATTCAAAAGTATATGGATTAAAAAATGCTTTAAGAGTTAGTGGTTTTCCAATGAGAGTAGATAAAGACTTTAAAGAGGAATTAAATAAATCTTTAAATCGTGGTAAAAGATTAGGAAAATTAGATAGTGTAACTGGTGAAGATAATTATTTATGTGGCGTTGTGGTTCAATTTGATTTAAATATATCTATTAAAATGTGGACAGAATTTCAAAGATACCATTTTGCAGATATAATTTCTTCGCAGTCAACCATGCATAAAATCGTTAGTATGGGGAATATTATGTTCGATCCATATACTCCACAAATAATGATAGATAGTTTTAATATAGTAAAAGATGATTATTTACAAAATCCAACAACAGAAAAATATCTAGGATTATTAATGGGTATACCTTGTGGATTAAAATTAACAGCTGGTATTACAACAAATTATAGACAATTAAAAACTATATATATACAAAGATATAATCATAGATTACCACAATGGAGAGAGTTTTGTAAATGGATTTTAACATTACCTTATTTTAAGGAATTAACTGGTATTAAAGAGGAGATGGTTGAAGATGATAAATAAAGAACAAATTGTATTTCAAAGTGAAGTTGTAGTAGATGATGAAATTAATATAGGAAGAAATTTAGTTGAAGCACAAGCTACAAGTAAAAGAGATTTTAGAGAACTTAAAAAAGAAGTGTCTATTAATTTTAGTAAGGATAGATTAAAAAGAGCAATGGCTAGTGCTAAATTAATGATATTAGGAGCAACAAGAGATTTAGTTGAAAATCTTAAACTTAGTGAATTATCTCTATTAACTGGAAAGAAAATAGATGACAATGAAGAATTAATTAATTTAAGATTAGAGTTTATACAACAAAGAATAACGATAGAAGAATTTAAAGAAAAATATAAATTGATATTAGGTAAAGTACCTAAAACAGATTTAGAAAAGTTCTTAGCACATCTTAAATCTATGGAAGATAAAGTAATGGATATTGAATTTCCAGAAGAAGAAAGAGAAAATATTAAAAGTAAAATTAATTTAATATTAGGGTGTATTGAATAATGGATCAAATGAGAAATCATTATAGAGAATATAAATTAAAAAGGTATGGTTTACCAGATGAATATATAGATGTGTACATGTATTTAATAACCAAAGATAAATCATACCTTCCACAAGATTATTTGGTTAGTTATAATAAGAAAACATCAATGGTAAATCTTAGTAAGTTAAATAAAACTAAGGAAGAATTAATTTTGCTTTTTGGAAGATTGTTAATATTTGGTAAATTAGAGGTTGATAAATGAAAAGAAAAAATGTTAATATACTTGTTATAGATCAAGCTACTATAAATACAAGTTATGTAATATTAAATATAAGAGATGGGAAACCCTATTGGGTTGAATGTTCAAAGATACTCTTGACAAATCCAGATTATGGTGATAGAATATTAGAGTTATATAACAAAATTTCTGCTTTAATAGTACAACATAATATAGAAGTTTTGGTATTAGAACAAGTACCACCAATAATAAAAAATTTTCATACAACAAGTGTATTACTTAAATTATTTGGAATATTAGAATTATTGGCTAAGCAACATGGAATAGAGTTAGTAATGTTACATGTTATACATTGGAAGACAGTTGCTGGGATAACAGCAAAAGGTAGAGCATTGCAAAAAACAGAAAGTATTAAAATTGCAATGAAAAGATGGCAGGCATATAAACAAATTATTCAAGAAAGTGATGATGTTGCAGATGCTTTGAATATGTCGTATGCGTTTTTGGTAGATGAAGGTTATATAACAAATAATAATAAATAAGGAGAAGTGATAAGATGGAAAGAAAAGTTTACGATCAATTTACTATGGTAGGTGTATTAGATTATAAAGATAAACCAGAACTAAAAGAAATTATATCTAAGACATCAAATTGGAAAGGATATTCATTACAATTAAGAGTTAATGTTGATGGTAGTACACAATTTTTAGATTTAATGGGTGGAGATATGTATGAAGACACTGGATTAACAAAGTTATCTCCAATTAAGTTTAAAAACTCAGAGGGAGTTGAAGTTAGTTTAACGCCTAAGCAATTAGAAAATGAAGAATTATTTAAAACTGTTCCTAATTTTAAAAAGCAAAGATTTCATGATAAGGAATTTGTTTTTGGGGGAGAATGGATTAATGAAATTTATAGTAATTTAGAAACCCTAAAAGGAAGAAAAGTTTATGTTACAGGAACTTTACAATTACAATATAATAAAGAAAAAGATGTTATGTATAAAAAGTTTGTTGTAAGAAATTTATCCCTTGCTACAAATCAAGAAGATGAAGAATATTGCAAAGGACAATTACAAATTTTCTTTACTAATGGAGCTGTTGATAAAGCATCTATAACAAAAGGAAAAGATTTTGATCCTAGATTAATAGAAGAATTAGGGAATAGAGTTGAAGTTAAGGGTTATATAGCTCAATATAATCAAGATAAAAACACAAAAAGTACAGTAGAGCAAATATTATTCCCACAAACATTTTATGTAAGAACTGATAAATTGGACTTAACAAATGATTTACATAAAAAATTATTAGCGTTTATACTTGGTAGATTTGAATGTCCAGAAGGAAAAATTGCATCTGTTGGATTTGAGGTTACTTTTAAAAGAGGTAATAGTGAAATTGAATTAAGTGAAGAACAAAAGAAGGAATTATTAACTAAGGAAGAAATACAATACCTTGAATTATTCCCAGATCAAAAAGATAGATTTCTTAGAAATAAACTTCAAATGACAATGGAAAGAATTGATGAAACTTATTTAATTCAACCACATGCAAATATGCCTATACAAGAAATTCAAGAAGATATGTTTATGGATATGCTTGAATTATATAAAACAGTAGGTGCTTATGAAGGTAAAAAAGATAGCAAGAAAGAAACAAAAACAAATAAAGTAGAAGAAAATACAGGTTCTTCAAGTGAATTAAACTTTGGTGCGTTTTTCAGTTAATTAAAGGAGTGTGATTACTAATGGGATTTTTAAGTAAAATTAAAAAGAATGAAGTTAAGTTTGGGTTGGAAAATTATGTGTTCTTAATTAGAGGAGCTGCAAAGGCAGGAAAGAGTAGCTTTTTCGCACAGATTGTAGAAGAAATGTATGGGGATAGTACAAAAGGATTACTTATTCCCTTTGAAAAAGGATATTCTGCAATCAATGGTGTAAACATATTTCCATATACAATAGTACCAGAAATGATGATTGATGAAGAAACTTATAGAGGTTGGGAAGTATTTACTCAACTTGTTGATGAAATCATTAATACACCAGAAGAAGAAAGAATTAAAATAGTAGCAATAGATACTGTTGATGAATTTATTAATGTAGCTATTGATGAAACTTGTAGGTTAAGTAGAATAAAGACAAAGAAACCTTGTGATAGTATTGATCAAAGTTGGGGTGGATTTGGCAGAGGAAGAGCCTTTATGAAGAAAATGATTAAAGAGCAAATAGAAAAATTAAGAGGTGCTGGTGTAGGAATTTTCTTTATAGGACATACAAAGGTTAAAACTCTAAAAACAAAAATAGATGAAGAAGAATATCAAATATTAGGTTCAAACTTAACAGAAGATTATGATGCAGTATTTGCCAATGATGCAGACTTTATATTAATGATTACAAATGATAATAAAGTTGTTGATGGAAGAATGATAACAGGAGAAAGGTATTTAAGATTTAGAGGAGATGGATTTTATGCAGCTGGCAGTAGATTTGCTAATGTACCAGAACAAATACCATTAGATGCTAAGGTGTTCATTCAAACATTAAAAAATTGCGTTATGGGTTTAGCTAATATTAAGGATATGAAAACTATGGATAAACTTGTAGAGCAAGAACAAAAAGAAAATAAAGTTACAAGAGAAAAGAATAAAAAAGCAAGTGAGGAGAAATTGAATGAATTATTGACAAAGATAAAACAATTTGGAGCATCAGATGATACACCTATTGCAACTAAAACAGAGTTAATGGGAGTTATAGGAGAGTATGAAATTGATATGAAAAATCCATTAAATAATAACATCACTTCTTTACAAGAAATTATTGATAGATTTGGTATTTAGAATTTAGAAGTGGGGTAACTAATATCCCACTTTCTTTTATTAAAGGAAGGTAGATATTATGAATAAAAGAGAATTAAGTGCATATATAAAGGATTATATTTATTATTATATGCTTGGTTATGGTTTGAAAAGACAAGGGAAATTATATGATAATATAACTAAGTTTATAACAGAAATAACAGAAAATCAACAAGATTATGATTATATTCGTTTTTGTTTTGAATTAACAAGAGAAATATTGGAAAGTGATTTTATATCAAGCAAACTTTCTTCATTAGTTATATTTCAAAGACAAGCATATATATTTGTTATTCTTAGAGATAAACTTAATACATCTATGGAATTATGGACTAAGGAACAAAATAAAAAGAATGAAACAAGTGAGATAGATAATAAATATAATATATTATTAAGTGATATGTTAGATAAAAATAAAAGAGTGGATATTAGTAGATTTATTTAGGGGGTATAGAATGGAATTTAGAAATAGAGAAATCATAGAAAATAACTTTGTCTTCTGTTTGTGGAGTAGACCAAAAACATATGGGAAATACATCAAAAGAATTAATGCCTTAGATAAATTTCTTGAAACAGAAAGTGCTAAATTCTTTTATACTATTGGATGTAAATTAATAGAAAAAGGAATGACAACATTTGACCAAGCAACTGTATTAAGTTATATTGATAGTAATGAAATTATTAAATCTAAATTTTTGGGTTATGGTGGATATGAAACATTCCAAACAGTAGCAAGTAATTTAGATCCAAATAATGTTGATGGATTTTATGGAGAAATAATTAAAATGAATATCATCAATGATTTGGAATTAAAAGGGTTTGACATTAAAGGAAACTATGCAAAGATAAGTCAAATGTCAGCAGATGAAATAAGAGCATATTTTAGTTATCAATTAAATAATACTTTTATTAAAAGTGGAAGCGAAACTAGAATAGAAGATTTTACAATAACAGATGAAGACTTTGAATTATTTGATAGTGGAACTCAAATGGGATTAAGTATTGCATCAACAGCACCTTTATTAAATTATGAAATATTAGGGTTAAATAGAGGTTTGAGTTTGATAGGTGGACATGTCAATCAAGGGAAGGCACAACCTATAACAAGTAAAATATTGACACCAGAAGGATATGTTCAATTAAAAGATTTACATTTAGGACAAATTGTATTAGGTTATCCAAGTAATGATATTCCATATACTAGACAAAAAGTATTGGGTATTTATCCACAAGGAAAGAAAAAATTATACAAATTAATATTTGATGATGGGAGTACAGTAGAATGCAATGATGAACATTTGTGGACATTCTTAGATAGAAATAATAATTTAGAAACAAAGACATTGAGAGAGTTTATGGATTTGATGGAACAAGGAAAGAAATTTTATATGTTACCAAGAAAACCATATGAACCACCAGAAAATCAAATATACAAATGTCCATATGATTTATATGCTATTGGATATATGTTTGGTACTAGATGCAATGTTTGGAGTGGATATTTAGAATTTACCAATGCTAAAACACATAGTAAATTTATGACATCTATGGATTTAGGAATTGGAGTAACGCCAGAATTACATAAAACAACAAACGAAGAAACTGTATGGAATGAATTATATAGAGTAAATTTTTCAAAGGAATTAGTTAATTGGGTTAAAGGTAATGGTGGAAATAAGATATTTTCAACTAAAACATATAAAAATCTAAGAACAAATAGAACATATGTGGCTTTTGATGAACAAATGTTATGGAATACAACTAGAAAAGATAGAGAAAAATTATTATTGGGTTGGTTAGATAGTACATCTGATGTTAATGATTTAGGAGATCATTATAAAGTTGTTACTCAAAATGTCCCAATGCTAGATATTATGGTGGATATTGGTAGAAGTTTAGGTTGGAGAGTTGATAGAAAAGCACATAATATAGCGTATTTTAAAAATCAATTAAAGAGAAAAATTAGATTAGTTGAAGTTATTGACTTAGAAAAAGAAGTAGAAATGGTTTGTATAAAAGTATCAAATGATAATGAATTATATATAACAGATAATTTTATACCAACACATAATACATCATTTTCGTTTGCTGTAATAATGAAAGCATGGTTAAATGCTGGAATTAAATCTTGTATTATTTCAAATGAGCAAACCATTAATGAGTTTAAGCAATTAATGATAGCACAAGTATCTTATGAGCTATTTGGAGATGAAGGATTAGATAGAAGAAGATTAAAGGTTGGACATTTTAGCAATAAAGAAGAAGCAATGTTTAGGGAAATAATGGAAGTTATAAACACAAAATATGTTCCATATATTAAGTTTGCAAAGATATTTAATTACTCTATTGAAGATGTACAAATGATAATTGAAACATTGGCAGCACAAGGTTATGGTGGATTTATATATGATGTATTTAAGGCAGAAGATAGTGCTAGTGGTAGTGTAATTGGAGAAATGAAAGAGATGTCTAAGGAATTATTTATGTTGGCAGATAGAACAGATAGTTCAATTATAGCGACAGTTCAACTAGGATTAAGTGATTTGAATACTAGATTTCTTGCATTAGATAATATTTCAACATCAAAACATATAAGTGAACCAGCAACAGAAGTATTATTAATTCGTGCTATGTGGGATGATGAAATTACTGGTGGAAAGCATGATATAAAAATAGAAACACCAACATTTGATAATCATGGTAATCCACTTAAAGATAAACAAGGTAAACCTATTATGAAGCAAGTTCAAATAGTTGGACAAGATTATAAAAAGATTAAATTAGTATTTTTGGCAAAAACTAGAAATACAGGACAAGGAATTGTATTGGCGTATAAGTTTAATGGTGGATTTAATCAATGGGAAGAATTAGGATATTGTTATCCAAGTCATGAAAATAGAGGTAGAAAGTCATGAAATTTAAGAATATACAATTTACAGAAGATGATATTTTTAAGTTATTGGAAGCACTTGGTTTTACTAATATATCAAATCACGAGAAAGAATTTAAGTTCTCGTGGTATGATGGTGCTTCTCCAAATGGAAGTTGTTTATTTAAAGATACACTTGTTTTTAAATATTGGAGCAAAGGATTAGATGGGGATATAATAGAATTAGTAAAACATAAATTAGGTTGTGGATATAGAGAAGCATTTAGATTTATAGAAGATTTTACAAATCAAAAATTAATATATCAAAGAGAGATGACATCGTCTATATTCCAATCTTATTTAGATATGTTAAGGCAAAATAAAGATGAGGATCATTATGAAATATATGATGAAAGAATTTTATTAGATTATAAGAAAACCATCTCGCAATTATTTCTTAAAGATGGTGTTTCTACTTTAATTCAATATAGATATGGATTAATATATGATGAAGAAACAAGTAGAATTGGAATACCAATTAGGGATTATGATGGTAATTTAGTTGGCTTATTAGGTAGATTTAATTACAAAAATGTATATGGTAATGTACCAAAATACCTACCAATAATTAATTATAAGAGAGGATTATTTTTATTTGGTTTAGGTGAAAACAAAAGATATATGAAAGATAAAATATATGTTGTTGAAAGTGAAAAAAGTGTTCTTCAAGCTAACTCTATGGGATTTCCAAATGTTGTAGCATTAGGAACTTGCAATATTACAAAACAACAAAGAAAATTATTTGAGAAAGTAAATCCAAATGAAGTAATTTTATTATTAGATGAGGGATTACCAGATGAGATGTATGAGAGAATAGCAAGAAAATTAATTAGTTTAAATCCAATTATTAAATATAAAATAAAATATATTAATGCTAATGATTGTGATTTAGGTAGAAAAAATTGTATATTTGATGAAGATATTGACAAAGTTAAATATATTTTAGAAAATAAATTAACAGAAATTAAGGAGTAGTGATAAGGTGGATACAATACAAAAGGTTCAGGAATTAAAAGAACAAGAAATTGAAGTATATTCTTATTCCAGATTATCAAGTTTATATAATTGCTTATATGAATATAAACTTGGATATATAGATCATATTAGGGGTATGGATAATATATGGACAAAACTTGGAACATTAATACACGAATGTGTTGAAATGATTTATAATGGAGAATTAGATGTTAAGGATTTTGAACAAAAATATTTATTAGGGTATCAAGAAATTATAAATCAAGGGTATAAATTTCCAAGTGATGTTATAGCAGAAAATATGCAAAGAAATATCCAACATTATATTTATACATTTAAAAAAGATAATGTTAAAACAGAAAATGAAAAGCATTTCTTGGTTAATATAGCTGGTATTTGGATGCAAGGATATATAGATAAAATAATATTTAATGATGATGGGACAATAGATATTCACGATTATAAAACATCATCTAAATTTCAATCTAAGGATTTACAAGATAAGGGAAGACAATTAGTTTTATATGCTTATGCTTTGGAACAAATGGGATATAAAATTAATAATATAGCTTGGAATATGGTTAAATATGTATGGACAAGTTATAAACAAAAGAATGGATTTAGTAAACCAGTGTTGACAGATAGAAAGGATATTTGGAATAAACTTCAATTAAAACTATTATCATTTGCTGAGTTAGAGGGATATTCAAAAGATGAAGCCTATCAATTATATTTAGATTTAGCTAGTGATTGTAGAAAAGAATTACCAGATAATTTAGAAAAATATTTTATTATAGAAGAAGGTATTGTAGTATATCCTTATAGTGAAGAAAATAAAAAAGAATTAATTGAATTTATAGAGAAATCACTTAAATTATTGGAAGAAGAAAAAGAATTTAAATCAATAAAGATAGATAAATCAAATAGTTTTTATTGTTCTTTCCTATGTGGACAAAAAAATAGATGTGAGGTTTATAGACAATATGTGGAAAGTTTGGAAATTAGTGAAGTACCTAAAATATTTAGGGAAGAAAGTAATATAAATGGTGGTGTTGAAGTTGACTTCAAGGAGTTTTTTAAATGATTTTATTTGAAGATAAAAGAAAGACAAAAACAATAAATATATTTCCATTAATTAAAGACAGTGTATTTAATGAAATACATTTAGTTGGAGATAGCAATGGATATAATATAGCAAATATTTTAGGTTGTAGTCCTAAGATGATTTCATATCCAGATAGTAAGCAATATAAAAAATTATTATTATCATTAAAAGGAATAAAGAATTGGAAAGTATTAAAGAGTGGAATTAAAACATTTGATAAAATATTTTCCAAAACACAATATTCTTATTTAAAGTCATCTGTAAATAGAGACATTATATTAGAACAGAATTATTATAAGGTATTCATTAAAATGATATTGATGTCTAAGCCAGAATTTATTATCAACAAAAATGGAAAGATAATGTTTGAACAGGATAATAAAGTTAAGAATGTTGAAATAGTTAGCTTTTTCTTTGAACAATTATATAATAATTTATTTAATAATAATGTTGTGATTAAAGATTATCAATCATTTGAAAGGTACTTATTAGATATTGATGATATATTTTATGAAAATAAATTATTTATATTTACTCCTAATTCATATCTAAGGGGATATATAGATGGTTTTAATTATGAATATTTATTATCATTATTAGATAAAATACAAAGAAAGAATGGATTTTTTATATTAATAGATGATTTAATATATGGAAAAAAAATTAATTTAATGTTAGAAGCTAGTGCAAAAATATGGAATAGAAAATCACAAGTTATAGATATTCCAACTGGGAAAGCTATGGTGTTGACAAATTTATAGTTTAATGATATAATAAGACATAAATTTAGAAAGGATGTGAGTTATATGTTATTAAAAAAATATGAATTAAATGGGGAAATATTATGTTGGAGAATGAAGTTAGAATATATTAAATATAGAAATGATAGTGGATATGATATAAATGCAGGTTATATATCAGCAAGTGTTAATGGAACTCCATATCGTAAGATATTAAATATTAACTGGAACAATATACATGGTATTTTAGCTGCATTATTAATAATCTATAATGATAGATTTGATTGCGATGTGAGAATTGAAGTACCAGATAAATTAGAAGATTATTTAGAAAATTGGTTTTATAATGGAGATTTAGATTATACAAGTTGGATATATAAAAAAAACAAAGATAGAGGAACTGATTATAATATTAGAAAAGTAGAGAAAGTATTGATTGCAAGATTAAGAAATTTATATCCATATGATTATTATAAAAAGTTTAAAAATATTCCAGATACAGATGATGAAGATCAAGAATATGATTTATTCTGTGATTATGTTGATACATTGTCAAGACAGTTAATTAATGAAATCGTACAAGACTTGGTTATATTACATAAAGAAAATAGACTAAATGAATTTAATCCATTTAATTTATGTGATGAAGCATTTAAAATTTATGATCATAAATTAGTAGAGAAAAATAATGAGGAGTTACTCACCAAAGGAAGAATTGATTTATCTAGCGTGTTAGAAGAAAATCCACTTGAAAAAGCATTGGCAGAAGCAAAAAGATTTATGAGAGAACAACCAAATGAATATCAAAGATGGGTAGACACTATAATCGCAAGAGAAAATGCAAGAAGTCCTTATGATGACAGAAATATTAGAACTATGGAATTAACAGATGATGATATAATTAGATTTGCAAATCTTGGATTATGGGAGAATGAAGATGAATAAAGAATATATTAATTATCATTGTCATAGTTATTATTCTAATTCAATTATAGCAGATAGTCCTGTTTCCCCAAAAGAATATATAAATAGAATTAAGGAATTAGGACATTCTGTCTATGTTTCAACAGAACATGGAATTAGTTTTAACTGGGCAGAGAAATATTTATTATGTAAAGAAAATAATATTAAATTTGTCTTTGGTGTTGAAGGATATATTTCATATAATGAAAAAGTATATCATATTATGTTTGTAGCTAAAAATAAAAATGGAATGGTTCAATTAAATAGATTAATAAGTGATGCTGTAATTAATAATTTTAAATATAGTCGTCCAAGAGTAACACTTGAAACTATAAACCAATTTATTAATCCAAGTGATGTAATATGTACATCTGCATGTTTAGCAGGCTTGTTAAAAGAGCCATCATTAATATTAGTTAAAGAATTATATAAGTTCTTTGGAGATAATTTCTTTTTAGAAGTAGCATATCATAAAAGCCAAAAACAAATGGAAATAAATAAATTAGCAAAAAAAATTAGTGAACAAGTTGGCATAAAATTAATAGCTGGGAATGATAGTCATTATATTTATCCAGAACAAAAAATATTAAGAGATGAATTATTGGCTAGTCGTAGAATTGTTTATGCAGATGAAGAAGATGATGAAACACAATTTTATATGGATTACCCAGATTATGAAACTATGTTTAATAGATTTAAAGAACAAGGAATGTGGGGAGATGATGAGATATATGATTTTATTAATAGAACCAACATTATTGAAGAATTTGATGACATTACTTTTGATAATAATTGGAAAGTACCAACACTTTATCCACATTTAAGTAAGCATGAAAGACAACAATTACTTATAAATGAAGCTAATAATAGATGGAGTGAATATAAAAAACATATTCCAGAACATCAACATAAAGAATATATTAAAGCCATTAGATGGGAATTAGATGAGTGGCTTAAATGTGGTATGGAAGATTATTTATTAACAGCAAGTAGGTTGGTTGAAGAAGGAGTAAAACTAGGTGGGGTTGTAACTAAATCATCAAGAGGTAGTGCTTCTGGATTTTTAACAACAACATTATTTGGACTTTCAACAATAGATAGAATACAGGCAAAAGTACCATTATTGCCAGAAAGATTTATGACAGCAGATAGAATTATAGCTGCACATTCAACCCCAGATTATGATATAAATGTATATAATAGAGAGAAATTTATTGAAGCACAAGATAAATTATTGGGAGAAGAAATGAATTATCAATTATGTGCATATGGTACACTTCAACAGAAATCAGCATTTAGAATGTTGTGTAAGACAAGAGATGATATTACAGTTGATCAACAATTATATATCACATCTAAGATAGAAGAATTTGAGAGAGATTGGAAGCATGCAAGTGATGAAGATAGAGAAACTATGGATATTTCTAACTATATTGTTGATAGAGATATGTATAAAATATATGAACAAGCAATTAAGTTTCTTGGAACTGTAACAGATATTAAAGGAAGTCCTTGTAGTTGGTGTATAGCAAACGATAATCTTATGGAAATATTTGGTTTATGTCGTGCTAAGAATGGAGATATATTATTAAATATAGAGGGAAATAAGATTGAAAATTTTGGTTATTTAAAAATGGATTGGTTGATAGTTGATGCTGTTGGAATTATAGATGCTGTATATAAAGAAATCGGCATTTCTGTTCCAACATCAAACGAATTATATTGGTTAATTCAAGATGATAAAGCAACTTGGGATATATACGCAAAGGGAATAACTTGTTGTGTAAACCAATGTGAACAACCTAAATCAAAGCAAAAGGTTATGAATTACAAACCTAAATCAATAGAAGAATTATGTGCATTCATAGCTGCGATAAGACCTGCTTTTATATCTAATTATAATAAGTTTGAAAATAGAGAACATATGGAATTTGGAATAAAAGAATTAGATGAATTATTACAAGGTAAATTCTTAGATAGTTCTTGGCTTTTGTATCAAGAACAAACTATGAGAGTTCTGAATTATTGTGGTTTTGAAAAAAAGGAAACTTATGATATATTAAAAGCTATATCAAAAAAGAAAGAAGAAAAAATTAAAAGTGCAAAAGATAAATTTTTTAATAAAATGAATGAAGTATTATTGCAAGATGAAGAAAATCATAGAGAAAAAGTTATATCTTCAATATGGCAAATAATCATAGATAGTTCAAATTATGGATTTAATGTTTCACATTCGTACAGTATGGCTCACGATAGTGTATGGATTGCGTATGCTAAGGCACATTATCCACAACAAACTTATGTTGGTTTAATTAAATATTTTAGTAATCTTCGTAAACTTGATAAGATAAGAACACTTAAACAAGAAGCAGAGAAATATTTTAGTATTAAATTAATGGATAGAAAATTTGGACAAGACAATAGAGTTATTAATGTTCAAGATAATATTATATATCAATCATTAGATAGTGTTAAGGGGATTAATAGTGAAATAGCAAACTTAATTTATCCTATAAAAGATATGAAATTTAATACATTTGATTTATATATTAAGTTAAGGGAATTAGGATTGAATAAAACTCATATAGGAAATCTTGCTAAGATAGGATATTTTAAATTTAATGATAAAATGTTGTGGCTAGTAAATAACTATAAAGAGTATAAGCAATTAAACAAAAACAAAGTTATAGAAATATTTGATAGTAAAGTAATGGATTGTACAGTAGACTTATTATATTTAGAGTTAGTTGATGCTTGTAATAAAGAAACAAATTCATTATTAAAGTTTGATGATGTAACAACTGTAAGTAGAATATTATTTAATCATTTATCTTGGATAGATATACCAGATATTCAAAAGTATTATTGGGAAATGGATTTAATTGGTGAAGTAATAACACCACATCCAGAGAATACAAAATTTTATATTGTAGAAAAATATAATGAAAATAAAGGAAGCATACTATTGTATGATCCAGAAGTGAGTAGATTGGAATGGTTTATGTACAAGAGGGGGTTGACAATAGCAAATAAAAATGTTATAATGGTAGGAGATGTGGAAAGAAAAGAAAAGGGATTGCCTGTAATAAAACAATTCATGGATTTGACTTCCATATTTAAAAATATAAAATAGGAGAAGTGATAGTATGAAAAAGTTTTTAGTTAAGAATGTTTTTGCAAAAGATAGTAAATATGAAGTGATTGAAGTTGCAGATGATGCAAAAGAAATTTATTTAGGAGATGAAGTTATTGTTGTTGATGGGATAAACAGAGAACTTGAACCAATAGTAGTAACTCATCAATGTAAATTTGAAATTGGAGAAACAAAAGAAGACGCACAAGAAACTGGTATGTTTATTGAATTTCCAGCTGTTAGAGTAATATTAGAGTTATTACCAAAAGATTTCAATGGAATTGATGAAAAAGAATTTATCAATCAACAAATAGATGTACTTAATGATGAAATAATTACATCTCAAAATGCAATGAGAAGTATTACAGAAAGTGCATTAGATGGAGTATTTGGTGCTAAGGGAATGACCCTTAATTAAGATTTAGAGGTGATGAATTTTATGGATAAGAAATTTAAAGTAGCAATATTAGTAGGACATAATTCAAGTCAGCAAGGAGCTTTCTCAAAAGAGTTGAATATGACAGAATGGCAATATAATAAAGAAGTGGCTAATTATCTTCATGAAAAAGATGGAGAAATGTATGATGTATATTTTAGACAACCACATCAAAGTTATAGAAAACAAATGCAAGATGTATTAGATGTAATTAATAGAAAGTATTATGACTTAGTTGTTGAATTACATTTTAATTCACATAGTGATGCACAAGCACAAGGATCAACTGGATTACATTATAAAGCAAATTCTAAGGTTGTAGAATATTTACATTTATTTCAAGATATGTTAAAGAGAATTTGGGGAGTAGTTAAAAGACCATTAATTCCTATAACAAAAGAAGATTTAAATAGAGTTAATGGAGCATATGGAATACTTAAATCAAAAGCAGATTATGTATTACTTGAACCATTCTTTGGAAGTAATCCAGAAGAAGCTAGAAAATTTAGATCTTATTTACAATATGCAGATACATTAGATAGAAGTATTAAAAAATATTTGGAGAGTGTTGAAGATGGAAGATCAAAAGAATAAAACATTAGGACAAAATATTGAAGAAATTATACATGTAAGACCACAAAATACTTATGCTGATAATAGAGAAAAGGAAGATTTAGTTAATTTCCCAAAACATTATACAGGGGATATTGAATGTATTGATGTAATCAAACAACAATTTGGATTAGATGGAATGATTAAATTTTGTTTAGGCAATGCAATGAAGTATATATTTAGATGTGAACATAAAGGCACAACTAAAATGGATTTGCAAAAGGCAGTGTGGTATTTAAATAAAGCAATAGATAATATGGAATAGGAGATGTTAATATGAAAACTAAAACATTGGTTGATAATATTCCTACCTATATTATTCATATTAATAGTTTTAGTACAAGTAGAGGGGGACGGATAATAGTTCGTATAGATGAGAATACCATCTTAAATGGAACATATATTCGTTCCTCTATTAAAAATGTAAAAGCTATTAAATGTGTATTAGATGGAGATGAATATTATTTATTTAAGAATAAAAATATTGGATTATTTATGTTAGAAAAAGATACAATTTATGAAATGAATTGTGAATGTGAGAAGTGGGGGAATTTAATTGGATTATAGAATTGATACTAGATTAGAAAGCAGAATAGATAGAGAAAGATATATTGGAAAACAATTTACCACTAATCAAGGATATGATTATATTGTTTTAGGAGTATGGGAACATTCACCAATAGGGAAAGAAAAAAGATATGTGATAGAATTTGAAGATGGAGAGCAATCACTTGCTTATTCATCAACAATAAAGAATGGTAGTATTGGGAAATATAAAGGAATGAAATTACAGATTAAAAGAGATAAACCAATAAAGACTATTTTATTAATGAGTGATTTACATTTTTGTTATGAAGATAAAGATTGTTTAGATATATTTTATCAAGTTGCTAGTGATTTAAGAGATGAAATAGATGAATTAGTTGATTTAGGAGATGGCATAAATAATAATTCTTTATCTAAGTTTATAGATATTGAACCAACACAATATACTTTAATAGAAGAAGTTGAAGCATATAGAAATCATATAATGAAGATGAAAGAAATCCTAAATAAAGATACTAAGTTTGTGGTATTGCAAGACAATCATTTCCATTTAAGGAAAGAAAGATGGTTGGCAGAGAACCCAATGCTTAGAGGATTGATCCCAGATTTATCTCCATTGTTTGATATTGAAGTTGAACATGGAGTTCCATATATGCCATTCAATCAAAATAGATTTGGTTTAATACATGGTATATCATATGGCAAGTTCTTCACAAAACAACATATAGAACAATATGGAATAGATATTATATGTGGACATACTCATACAATGCAAATGTATACAAGTAGTTCTGGTAGGGTAAATGTACATCCTATTAGAAGTTATGGTGTTCCATGTATGTCTAAACATCAAAGATATATGCAAGGAAGACCAACTAGACAAATTTGTGGATTTGGAGTATTAACTTATGATACAGGAACAAATAACTATAATATAGAATATGTTATAGTAGAAAATAAAAGTGCTATATTTAGGGGTAAGAAATACGAAAGTAATTATATAGAACAAGAGGAGTTGATGAATTAATGAAGTATTATCCAATAGAAGTCAATGAAAAAATAGGAAGTAATCGTATAATGAAAGATGAGTTAGATGGAAAATATTATCCAACAACAAATTACTTTAAAGGAATAGGATTTGATACAGAAGAAGAAGCACAAAAGTTTATTGATGAAGTTTTAAAGGAAAGAGATTATATAGATGAGGGAGTTGTTGGATATGAAATTGAATGCTCAAAATAGAGAATACTTAAAAAAACAAAAAAAGGAATTATTAATAATAACAGATATAGATTTAGATGGAATTAGTGGTGCTGTATTGGCATCACTTTGGTTTCCATTGGCAACAATCTATTCTACTAGAACAGATATAGTTGGAGAATTTATAGATAGTGGAAGAATATATGAATTTACTGATGTGATGTTTATTGATTGTAGTCCTAAAACAAGAGATGAATTTAATAGTATATTAGAAATCTTTGGAATAGAACATTTATTTATATTTGATCATCATCAATCTTTATTTGATATGTTACCAAAGAAGTATATAGATGAATTTAATATTGAATTAAGATATTGTGCTACATATATATTATACAATACTTTATATTTAGATAATAATTATTGGGATGGTAGAATTGAAAGTTATTGTAGATTAGTAGATACTTATGATAGATGGTTGGATAAAGATAATGAGAATAGTTTTCTTGATGCCAAAACTCTTAATATGAAATTATCATATTTAGGCGAGCATGTGTTTAAAGCAAGATTAAGAAATTATTTATTAGGAAGTAAAGAATTAGATGTTATACCAAGCAATTTAAAAGATGGATTTATATATTATATGGAAAGTATATCTAAATATATAGATAAAAAATGTAATGAAGCCTATATTATAGGAGATGAAGCAATAACATTTGCAGAGGAATATAAGAGTGAAATAGCAAATCAACTATTAAGTAGATATAAAGGAAAGATTAAAAGAGGAATAGTAGTTGATGTATCAAAAAATAGTGTATCAATTAGAAGTAAAGATGGTAGTGCATTAGATAAAGCTAATAAAATAAGCTATTTAAGTGGTGGACATGAGAATGCTTCTGGTGCTAGATTAGATGGATTGAAGAAAGAGATTATAGATATGATAGCAAATAAATAGATGATCTTTATTCCTAATCCTATGTTCCACAAAGGAAAAGGAAATAAGATATATAAATTAAGGGATGTTCGTAAGAACATTCTTTTTTTATTTCATCATATAATGTCCCATCATCCCCTATGTCCAAAATAGATAGTCCATAAATACTAGTGTTGCAAAGAGAGGGTTC